TCGGGACGATAGTCCCCAAAGAAAAACTGACCTCCCTTCACAGGGTAGTCGGCCTGCACGTAAGGCGAAGGGCCCAGCATGGCGTAACGAGTTTTTCCAGAACCTGGAGACCCGTAAAAAATTGAAACGACAGGTCGCCAATCTCGGCGACGAGAGTAAAAAGTAGCAAGAGCTTCCTAACAATTAATTCGCGTCCGATACCATTCCTCTCTGCATACCCATGTAATGGGTTGGGTAGGTTTCAATAGCCGCGGAAAGTCCGCGTCTTTTGATGATCTGCACAACAGACCATAGTTTCTCGCCAGCTGGGGCCGAGATAGTTCCAGACTCAAAGATGAGTTGGGGTCGAGGGACATCGACAGCAGCGAGGCAATGTTCACACTCGCAGAGAGGCTCCGGCTTCTTGCAATAGTGGGAAGCTTGATAAGCTGAACCTCTTCGAGGTTCCCAGTGGACACGTTTGTCCAACTTCTTTAGTTGTTTGAGTCTCTGTCCAGTTGGGAACTGGACAAAGCCTTGGAAGTGAACAGTTCCCTGTTCGCCAATTTCTAATTGGTAGACCATATAGTTGTAAACCCATGATCTTACACGTGCGTGGTCTTTGGTCCGGGGGTTTGAGAGGGTAAAGACCCAGTCCTTAACAGGAGCAACTTGTCGGGGCATTGGTTGAGTTGTTGATAGTTGCGGTGGGCTGGGTAATACTGGCCAGCCCACTTTTTAGGAACGCGCCCGCGCGGTGACTTTTCCGGGGAGAAAAAGAAATTTCCCTTGTGCGAGTAAACTCGTTTTTATTGTCAAGGAATATAGGTGTATCCTTGTGCCCGCATAGTCGCAAAGAACTTGCGGGTTTCTGCCTTCCAGAGAGACTTGGCGAACATATTCTCTTCCGGATCATCAGTATCGATGGGAATGGGATAACGTTGGATTAAATCTTGGAAATCAAACGTTTTGGTAAGGATGGGAGCATCCTGTACTTGGGGTGGTGGCTGTGTCTCCCATTGGGATTCCACGGGGGGTTTGTCATAGAGTGAATCCGTACGTCCATATCTCATGTTGAATATCTTGCCTCTGGCATAGAAGTCCTGTTCACGGGCCTTTTTGGTCATGACTTGCTGGTCTTTGATGGCATTCGCATCATACTGGCCTTCACGAAGTATCCAGTTAGAAGCTATCTCAGGTTTGAGACCATTGTAGCAGAGGAACCTCATGAGGTAATAACGCTCATTGTTGGTTTTATGGACCTTGAGCATGTTTTCTTGTGCGATGGGAGGCCATCTAGAGAAAGGGAAGAATAAATCTCCTTCTTCCAGAAGTTCTTTAAACTGCCTAGAAAGGGACATTTGTCGGAACACTTTTATTGCAGTTATTGTTCCCAATATTCGACTAGACGGTCAACCGTTTGACGGAACGCTCCGGAAACGCGGAGGCTCTCATAGTTCATAACTAAGTAACGGTCCATGTTGAGAATAAACATCATGTACCATCGTAGATGCCACTTTCGACGTACAAGCTTGCAATAAAGTCTATATGCAGAGTCGAATCGGAAATGAGTTTGGTGGATTTCACTGTAAGGAGTTTTTGGGTGTCTGGAATTTGGTAAGTACCACTTCCAGAAAGTAATCGCAGAGTCTTCCTCTATTTTCTGTCGTTTGGGGTTGTTCTCCGTTCTGGGATTCATATTTCTGAATTAATTAGTTCTCAAAGGAACTTTACCTCAGCAAAGGGAAACTTCGCTTGTGAGTATAAACTCGCAATTAATTAGATGGTAACTTTTATTGATCCGTATAACGGACACGGGCCCAAGCGGCAATGTCTGCCGAAGCATTGGCCTGATCAGTTACTGATCTAACAATGAAGTAGAGGGCTCCAGTTGAGATATCAGCGATGGTGATAGGTACGCCCTGTCCAGAGTAAACGGACTCAAGGTTGGGTAGCTTCACATACTCGTCAATAGGTGTCTGCGCGATCATAGAAGGAGCTCCGCCAAACGCAGGGAGATAGGGGGTGGTGGCTCGGACGTTCCAGTCGCGGATGACTCGGAAACGATCCATATTGTCGTACCGAAGGGGACAATTAATGAGCGGACACGCTTCAAGACCAAGTGCAGTAGTGGTTCCAAACATTGTATCGAAGGGTGGGATGGCGGCGCCGGAGGGCTGCTTGTCCCAGACAAGGAGGCAACGAACAAACGTGTCGTTTGAAACACCAGTACCAAAGGTAGGGGTGATGTTGAATTGTATGCGTCCAACAATTCTAACAGACTTAAGCCAAGTTTTCTTTCCAGTACGCTGCCAGGAGCCGGTTCCACCAGGTATCAAATTGAGCACAGATGTGAAGGAGTTTGTATTGGTAGTAGCATCAATGCCAGCAGCAGTGAGCTCAGTATCCATGCCTTTCTTCTCGGAACCGCTCCGGACAATAGCTCGGGCAACGGCATTGGTCGTAGCCCTAGGACGGGTTGCAAGGTATGCCCCTCGGGTAACAGCACGCGTAGTAGAGCGTGCAGGAAGTCTGCCAAGACGTTCAAGAGCAGTTCGAGGAGGTCTCCTGTAGGTTCTCATTTGCGAAAAAATGAGAACGCGCGAATTTATTTCCTAATTAGGATCGCGATAGGGCGCAAGTAGCGCTCCGACAATTGGTACCTTTTCTACGAAGTTACAAATGAGCGACCTGGGATATTTTGGACCGCTTGAGGATGAAGAATCTGGGGATTCATCAGAACCTGATCAATGTTCAATTGATTCAAGTGAGGCAGAGGCCATGGAAGGTTCCCCTTCTTAATCATATAGCCGTCCTTGGTGAAGAAGATGATATTGTCGATCCTCCGGTCGAACGCTTGCCAACGGTCAAGCTCGGCAAAAATCTTTGGATACCATTCGTTGGGTGCACGATTCGAGGTAAACACAATATTATGTGCTAGGAGTTGATGGAAAGCGCCTTTGGTATGGACCTCCATGGGGTACCGATCACAAACCCGAAGCCAGGTTGTGTAAGGCATCTGACCATAGAAATCGTCGAAAACCACAGTCTCGTGCTGATCGGGACGATAGTCCCCAAAGAAAAACTGACCTCCCTTCACAGGGTAGTCGGCCTGCACGTAAGGCGAAGGGCCCAGCATGGCGTAACGAGTTT